GTAGATAAAAATAAAATACCGCTTGACATGGTATAAGATAAAGCGCATATAAGGGGCAGGGGTAATCCTGCCCTTTTTTCTTTTGGAGTCATAAATGTTAAATTGCACCGCTAACAGTCGAGCGAAAAAAACTTTTAACTGCGGCGTAACTTATCGCGCCGGGTCCGGCGATATGTTCGGCACCTGCCCGGATAGTTGCACCTTAAAACCCCGCCAAACAAAAACGAAAGAGATTGACCGCGAATATGAGCGCGTAGTACGTGACGCCGTGCCCCGCCGAGGCGTGGCTTTTCTCTTTACACATTTTCCCCCGGCACAATGGGCGGAACCAAACCAACCAAAGAAAACCGTTTTTAATTATTCCGCTGATACTTTGGAACAATGCGCCGATAGTATCAAAGCCGGGGCGGCGTCGGTTGCTGTTGTTGCCCATGATTATTGGGACAAATTAAAAAGTAAAAAGGCCACCAGTGCCGGGGGCGTCAAGATGATCCGGTGCCTTGATGAAACAACCGGGATTGGATGCGCCAAATGCGGCGGACAAAAAGGCCCACTATGTGCGCGGATGGATCGCGAATTCGGGGTCGTGTTTACCGCTCACGGCGCGGCGAAGAAAAAAGCCGGGAATAATGCCGAGGCGGGCGGATGTTACGCGGGCGGCGGGAATGTCGCCTTGCATTGGCGCAACCTATCCCACCGGGAACAATCGGAAACCGATGGCGATAAACTTAAAAGCTTTGTAAAATCTTTAGTGCCCGGTACTACATTGCGGCACCATATAGCCGGGGATTTGGGCGCGATAAAATAAACGGTTGACATTATACGCGATTAGTCGCATATATAGGGCGGGGCAAATCCCGCCCCTTTTTTATATAGGAGTATTAAAAAATGGCTCACGAACTAGACACACAAGCCGACGGAAGAATTGCGATGGCTTATCTTGCCGGGACAGAGACCCCTTGGCACGCTCAGGAAACCAACCCGCAAATTGTACAGCCCGGCGAAAGTATAGAAACATGGGCGGAACAATCCGGGACCGCCTACACGGTTGACATAGCGCCCAATGAAAGAAACGGCCAGCCTATTCCGGATTCTTTCCACATTGCCCGGTTGGATACTGACTCTGTTATCGGTCCCTACATAGCGGGACAATATAAGCCAGTTCAAAATTCGGTTGGTTGGAAGCTTGCCGATATCTTGCGGGACAAGTACGGCTTTGAAATCGAAACGGCGGGCGCGTTATTTGGCGGCTCTGCTATTTGGATTCAACTTGGCACCGAATTGCAAGCAGAAGCGGGTGAGGGTGATATGCTCACTAGTAAGCCGACGATTAACCTAAACCATAGCGGCTCTGTTGCTAATCGGTTTTTATCAACTAACGTCAGAGTCGTATGCAATAACACCCTATCCATGGCGCTGAGTAGTTCCGACGGCGTATTTAAACATGATCACAGAGTAGAGATTGATCTAGACGCGGTTGAGACCGCTCTAGGGTTAAACGCCAAGGCTTTCGGAGAATTCGCCAAAATCGCGCAGTCCATGGCGGCGCGGGCGCTAACAGATCAGGAAGCTTTGGATTTCTTCCAGCTAGTTATTGGCGGCACCGAAAAAGAAAAAGAAGGCAAGATAATTCGGTCTCAAGGGGTGCGAAAAGCCATGGCCTACTATAAGGGGCGCGATTTCATAGCCGAGGGTAAGAAAGAGATTGAGGATGAAGTAAACGCAAAGCTTGCCGAAATTGCAAAGCTTCCCCATGATCTGACCCGCCCGGCTTCGGTGAACCCCGGCCATAACCTGGCATCTGCTCACGATACGCTATGGGGCGCGTTTAATGCGGTTACTTGGTTGGCCGATCATAAGCCAGTAAAAAACCGAGGTTTAGAACATCAGATTGCAAGCCATGCTTTAGGTGATGGCAACGGCGGCAAGGTAAAAACCAAAGCCTATAAAAAAGCTTTGGAGTTGTTGGCCGCATAAATCGCCATAAAATAACCAACTAGGGCGGGAATATTCCCGCCTTTTTTTTCGCTATGTTTTTATAGTTAAACATGCCGCCCCAAGGCCCGCGCCTTTTCTCTGAAACCTATGGGCCGGGATCCGCGCCCCCGGAACCGCTCCCCGCCCGGCGTTGTATCCGGGCACAAAAAACCCGGCACCAGTTCCCCGGGCCGGGTTTATTGCCGCGTTGTTAGCGGTCAGAGCGCCATGAGCGCCCTATCGAATAAGCTTTGTTTTGCCTCTTCTATCGTTTCGAGATAGTCGCCCCAATACCATTGGTCCGGCTCGTCATACCTGAGCCATGCGATAATGTATGAGGCTCTTCTATTGCGCGGATTGTGGAGCATTACATAGCGCCCCAGTTCATCCCCGGTATCTACCGACGCAAGTATCTCGCAACCGTTTACAAAGTTAATACAAGTGTCAGTCATTAGCCCACCCCATAGAACGCGGCGACTAAACCGAGAGCCAAGGGTAGTAGGCAAACCAATAGCCCACCCACTAACATTATAAGATCTTCTGTTTTCATTCTTATACTCCTGTTATATCGCGGCAGTATTACCGCCCATGTAATATGCGACATGTCTTATAAGATTGCAAGCGCCAATATTCCCGGCCCGGGATCCCGGGTCCATGGTCCACGGTCCACGGCTAGGGTCCCCCGGCGTATCGGGTCAAATTGCACGGCCCGGCCTTGGCGATCCGGCGTTCGACTGGCCCGGCCCTGGCGTCGTGTGGCACGCGGTCAAGGACCATGTTTCAGACAAATATTTACGTGAAAAACGATATCATGTTTCACGTGAAACATCTTTTCTTGTTAACTGATAAAAAAATGGGCATATTTAGGGCCGAAAGGGACCCCTAATGGATCTTACAGATCGTGAGCTAAAACTAAAACTTCGTCTCGCTCAGATAGAAAAGAATGAAGCGTGTCGAAAGGACTTTTTAACTTTTGTAAAAAGTATGTGGCCCGATTTCATCACGGGCCGTCATCATAAAATCATAGCAGATAAGTTTCAGCGCGTCGCAAGCGGAGAGTTGAAACGCCTGATTATAAACATGGCACCGCGACACACGAAGTCTGAGTTTGCTTCCTTCCTGTTTCCCGCGTGGATGATGGGCAATAATCCGCGGATGAAGATCATTCAGGCGACACACACAACAGAGCTTGCTGTTAACTTTGGACGTAAGACTAAGAACCTGATTGACACAGATGAGTACAAAGAAGTTTTCCCCGAAGTAAAATTAGCGGCGGACAGTAAAGCCTCTGGTCGGTGGGACACGGACTCTGGTGGAATGTACTACGCTGTGGGCGTTGGATCGAACCTCGCGGGCCGTGGTGGAGACCTTGTAATTATTGATGACCCGCACTCGGAGCAAACAGCGATGTCGGCAAACGGTTTTGATGATGCGTGGGAATGGTACACCGGGGGCCCCCGCCAACGTCTCCAACCAGGCGGCAGTATAGTTCTTGTTCAAACGCGGTGGTCCGAGAAGGACATGACGGGACAACTGGTTCGTGCAATGGCTAAAGATCCCCTTGCAGACCAGTGGGAGATTGTCGAGCTTCCGGCGATGTTTGATGATGACACACCGTGTTGGCCTGAGTTCTGGAGTCTTGAAGATTTGATCTCGGTCCGCGCATCAATACCTCCGAACAAATGGAACGCGCAGTATCAACAGAACCCGACGAGTGAAGAGAACGCGATTATACCGCGGGAATGGTGGAAGCGATGGGAGAAACAATCTGTTCCTAATTTACAGTTTGTTATTCAGAGTTATGACACGGCGTTTAGTAAAAGGGAGACTGCGGACTATTCTGCCATCACGACGTGGGGTGTTTTTTACCCGGAGGAGTCAGGGACCCCTGGAGTAATTCTATTGGATAGTAAGAAGGGGCGATGGGACTTTCCGGAGTTAAAAGATATTGCGTATGAGCAATATCGGTACTGGGACCCCGACACAGTAATTGTGGAAGCTAAGGCGAGCGGGATGCCCTTGACCCACGAACTACGGAACATGGGCATACCTGTTGTAAACTTCACACCGAGTAAAGGGAACGATAAGTTGACGCGGGTGCATTCGGTTTCACCTTTGTTTGAGGCGGGCATGGTCTGGGTCCCGGATCAGGTGTTCGCTGATGAGATGATCGAAGAGGTTGCAGCTTTTCCAAACGGGGAGCATGATGACTTGGTCGATAGCATGACGCAGGCGCTAATGCGTTATCGTCAGGGGAACTTTGTACAGTTGCCTTCTGATGGATGGGACGACGAGCAGGAGGGCTCAACACGCTTGCGAGTTTATTACTAAGAGTGATATAAGGTTATGTTGTAAGGAGATATTTCATGGCAAGACAACCCATTGCTGGCATGGTCGAGCGCAATGTTCCGTCTCAGCTTGAAAGAGAAGACCTTGAGGCAGAGATAGAACTCGAACTGCCGGGCAGCATGGATGACGACAATGTCGTGTCGTTTGAAGGTGTTGCTCAAGGCATGGACATCGAGGTCATTCCGGAAGAGGACGGTGGGGTCACCATCGACTTTGAACCGTCTGACGAGAAGGATGTTGGGGATGACTTTTATGGCAACCTTGCTGAAGCTCTCTCGGATGGAGAGCTTGGTCGTATATCCGCAGACCTGTTAGAGCAGTACGACGCTAATAAAGCAAGTCGCCAAGAGTGGGAGGATGCTTATGCGGACGGTTTGGACCTTCTTGGGTTTAATTACGAAGAGCGGACGCAGCCGTTTCAAGGTGCCTCGGGTGTAACACATCCGTTGTTGGCGGAAGCTGCGACACAGTTCCAGGCGCAAGCGTTTAACGAACTGTTGCCCGCGGGCGGTCCGGTACGAACCGCGATCCTCGGATCAGAGTCCCCGCAGAAACAAGCGCAGGCCCAGCGCGTCAGGCAGTTTATGAACTACTACATTACGGATGTAATGGAGGAGTACACGCCTGAACTCGATCAGATGTTGTTTTACCTGCCGTTAGCGGGGAGCACGTTTAAGAAAGTATACTACGATGACACGCTAGGTCGTGCCGTCAGTAAGTTTATTCCGGCAGAACACCTGGTTGTGCCGTATGAAACGTCAGATCTGGAGACTTGCCCGAATATCACGCAGGTTATCCGAATGAGCCTAAATGACCTCCGAAAACGGCAAATATCGGGTTTTTATAGGGATATTCCGGTCATTCCGACGCAACAGGAGATGGATTCTGTTACCGAAGAGATCAACAATATTGATGGTGTGTCGCCCTCGCAGATTGATTATGACTGCACGGTTTTGGAGTGTCATGTAGATCTTGACATAGAGGGCTTTGAAGACGTTGATGACGACGGCGAGCCGACAGGTATTAAGGTGCCTTATGTTGTTACGATCAGTTATGACAACGGGCAGATACTGTCGATACGTCGCAACTATGTAGAAGACGACGAAGATCAACGCAAGGTTCAATACTTTGTGCATTACAAGTTTTTGCCGGGCTTCGGGTTCTATGGTTTGGGATTGATCCACACGATTGGTGGTCTGAGTCGGACGGCAACGGCGGCTCTTCGTCAGTTGATTGACGCAGGGACGTTGGCGAATCTTCCCGCAGGCTTCAAGGCCCGCGGACTACGGATCAGGGACGATGACGATCCGTTACAGCCCGGTGAATTTAGAGACGTGGATGCGCCCAGTGGTGCTTTGCGGGACAGCTTGATGCTGTTGCCGTTTAAGGGTGCGGACCAGACGTTGCTTACACTGATGGGTTTTGTGGTCGATGCGGGCCGACGCTTTGCAACGATTACGGACATGAAGGTAGGAGACGGAAACCAGCAAGCGGCTGTTGGCACAACGATGGCTTTGTTGGAACAAGGCTCACGGATCATGAGTGCCATACATAAACGTCTGCACTATGCAATGCGGTTAGAGTTTAAGATTCTGGCGCGTGTGATGTCGGAGAGCTTGCCGCAAGAATATCCGTATTCGGTAGAGGGCGCAGACAGTCGTGTGATGGCAACGGACTTTGATAGCCGGGTTGATGTTCTTCCGGTCTCTGATCCTAACGTGTTCAGTCAGGCGCAACGGATTGTGTTGGCTCAAACTAAATTAGAGCTTGCAGGCGCGGCACCTGATCTACACAACATGTATGAAGTATATAGAGATATGTACGAGGCTTTGGGTGTTCGTGACGTTGACCGCTTAATGAAGCGGTTACCGGATGAAGAACCGAAGCCCACGGACCCTGCACAAGAGAACATAGACTCTTTGGATATGATAACGCTGAAGGCGTTTGAAGGTCAGGAGCATCAGGCGCATATCATGTCGCATTTGGTCTTTGGCGCGTCACCAATGGTGGCATCTTTACCGCCTGTGGCTATCGCTTTACAGAAACATGTGTTGGAGCATGTTAAGTTACAGGCGATGGAGGAAGCGATGGCGCAACGTCCGCAGAACGAATTGCAGTACGAGGCGCTTGTAGCTCAGGGTGTTGCGGCGGGTATGCAACAGGTTCGTGAATTGTCTGCTCAAATTTCTGGTGCTAACCAGCCCGATCCGTTGGTACAGCTTAAAGAGCAAGAGCTACAGATTAGGGCTCAGTCTGAACAGGCGGATGCGGCATTGGATCAAGCCAAACTGCAACTGGATGCTCAGAACCAAGAGCAGCGGCAACGGCAGTTTAATGAGCGGATTGCCAGTCAGGAAAGACAGACCGCGGCACGTATTGATGCCGGGCTACAACGTGAACTATTGAAAAGGAGACAGTGATGTCGAGAGTTAAGATTGTAACGAACACACCGGAAGCGGCACAGAAAGCTGTTGAGTTTGCACAGATAGATGATCAGGGCCGGATACCTTACGGTAAGACGGCTGATGTTAAGATCCCGACTACCATGAAGAAGATGACGGTTCGTGGCATGGGAGCCGCGGTCAAAGGCGGGAGCTATATTGGGTGTGAGTAATGCCGTTAAAGAAAGGCACCAGTCAAAAAACGATTAGCGCAAACATTAGCAAGTTGCGGAAAGAGGGTAAGCCCCAGGATCAGGCCGTCGCTATTGCGTTACAGTCGGCTGGAAAAAAGAAAGTACAAAAGAAAAAGTCGGGAGGGGTAGTTCGTGGTTATAGCAAGATTGCTAGGCCACAAAAGTTTAAAGGGATATTTTAGCTATGGACCCTTTGACAATTACTGGTGCCCTTGCAGGCATCAAAATGGCAAACTCGGCTTTTGCCGTTATAAAACAAGCGATTCAGAACGGACGAGATGTTACTGACTGCGCTTCGGCTTTATCGAAGTGGGTTGCCGGGTGCTCTGCTGTACAAAAAGAGCATTCTCAAAAGACTGCACGTCTCGGTAGTAGTGCAAGTGAGAGAGCGGTTGAGACGCTCATTCACATACAGACCATTCAGAGACAGCGTGACGAACTAAGAGAGTTTCTACAACTGTATGGAAAACCAGGATCCTGGGATCAATTTATTCAGCTTGAAAGAGAGTATCGACTTCAAGCGAGAAAAGAGAAGGATGCGGCGGACCAAAAGAATAAGAAGAAGCGTGAGATTATTATTGCTGGCTTAATCGTTTTGTTTTTTACCGGAGTTCTGTCGTTAATCGGGTTCATGGTTTACCTGGTTATAACAGAAGGCAACCTATGAAGTTTTTTCTGGTCTTCACCTTTCTATTTCTCACTCCGGAACCTGTAAATGCCACTAACGCTATTCGCGTTGTATCTCATGATGGTAATCCTTTGTATTTTAAGGATGTGGAAGATTGCTTCGATCATGCAGAAAAAAACTTTTATGCGTTGCATAATTTAATTGGTGTTATCTATCCTGGAAGCGCGGGAGTTATTACGAATATAATTTGTCACCCTCAAAAAGGTCTTGACACGTGAAAATTGTATATATGCTAGTCGTCCTCACGTCATTTAATCATACACTAAGCGCGGTTCCTTACGCTAAGATGGATGATTGCAGAGAGATGGCTAGGGCGGTAGCATTACCTTATTTAGCTTCTTGTATCCCGAAACTTGTTAGTAAGAACACACAAACATTTTAAGAGGAGGCTCTTATGGCACCAAAGAAACTTGAAGAGAAGTCGCAGTTCTCGGATCTTGATGTTGATAAAGATGGGGTAGTTTCAGATCACGAACTCTCTATAGTTGAAGCGCATGACGCACACCGGAAATACAAAACCCAAGAAAGGATTACCATAGGGACGGCTATCTCAATGTTGGTTTTTACGATTGCGATGTTCTTGTTACCAGAGAGTCGTATATCTGTTCTGACAGATCT